TCACCCGAATGCACGATCTTGTCGGCAATGGTCACGTCGCCCGAAGCAGTCACCGTGGTGAACGTCCCGGCAGCCGCAGAAGACCCGCCGATAACAGCCCCGTCGATGGTGCCGCCGTTGATGTCCGTCGTGGTCAAGACAGACGAAGCCAGCGTAACAACGCCCGTGCTGTCCGCAATGGAACCAGCCGAGGTGCCGTCTTTGGCCTTGATGTTGGTGACTTCGATGTTGGTCGTGTCAACGGTCGTGGCGTTCACGGTCGTGATGTTACCAGTGGTAGAACCAAGGGTATTGATAGTGACAGCATTAATCGTACCGCCCTCAACCTTGTCACCAGAAATCTGATTGTCAGCCAGAGTCAGTGTACCTGCAGAGACATCCAGTGTCTTGCCGGAACCAACGGTAATATTAGAGGTCGCAATGGTAGCGTTGTCAATCGTTCCGCCGTTAATATCAGCAGTATCAGCGACAAGAGAGTCAATGTTTGCGGTACCATCAATATAAAGGTCTTTAAACTCTAGGGAGGAAGAGCCAAGGTCAACAGTGTTGTCAGTCTTAGGACGGATTACCGTAGCAGTAACAACCACATCCTGAGAAGGTCCAAGAACTTCAATGGGTGCACCCTCACCAACAGTACCGTCATGGGCATGTCCTGTGCTTACATCGAAGGCAGTCTGGATGGCGTCAAATTCACCGTCAAGGTCGCTGGCGTTAATTACGTTGCCGTTTGCGATGTTGTTGGTGGTGTCGTTACGGGTATAGCCTGTCATGTCTTACTGCCTGTCGTTGTTGAGATACTCAATGATGATTGCATCCAATGAGAAGGGTGGGTCTGTACTTTCAAAACTGTACTGAAGACTTATGGTAAAACCTGATCCAATCATCTGAGAAGTAAAGACGTACTTAAGTTTGCCACCGTAAGTAGAAGTACCGTATGTGGCCGTACCATAAAAGAATACACTGTCCGCTTGGTTGTTTAGAGTAATAGCCTCTGGCTGGATAACCTCAAGCTGGTCAAAGTCTAGTTTAGGCGATACTGTTCCAGAGATGGCACCCTCAGGGTCAACATATGTGCTGAGCTTGTAGAAGGTCTTTCTTACTCTTGGGTCAGTAACCGGGAAGTGTGGGGTGAAGTAGCTTGCAGGAATATTCTCTCCGTCAAAGCTGTTGCCCGACTCCATCCGATAAATGTAACCATCCCTATTTGCAAACAGTGTAACTTCTGTGGCATCAAGTGCGGAGTAAATGCTGTCAGAGACATACGCCAGAATACCGTTAAGCTCAGCCCAAGCCATACCCTGAGCAGTCTGGTCTGCAAACTGAGTAGCCAGAACACCAAGAGATGTCTCTGGAGTCTTGCTGGCTGCATACCCAAACATTCTGTACTGATTCTTACCACGGATCACACAAGAAGTAAAGGACGTATTTCCAGAGACAAGTGCTTTTACTTCGGATTGAATAGGTCTAGAAGCAACAGCAAGCCCAAAGTCTCCTACACGATCCGTAGCACTCAGGAGCCTAATACCATCAGGTCCAAGGAAAGCAATGTCACCGCCCACTTCCTGAATGGTATCGACACGAATACAACCAAGGTCCAAAGAGATAGGCTGGAGTTGGAAGTCTGCAACAGTGTTACCAGTGAGCCTGTGGATTGCGTTAGTGCTAAAGATGATTAGCTGTTCACGGAAAACAATCAGACCAGTAATGTTGTGAGGTACTGTAATCAGACCAGAGCCATTCGCAGGAGAGAAGTCTGTGTCAGAGTACGGAGAGGTAAAGGTCAGAGAGTTGTCTTTGGCAAAGAAGATGTGGTTCTTAAACTCTGCCACATGCTCTGCACCAAGGATATCAGAAGGACCACCAGACAAGACTGTAAAGGTGCTGCCATCATACTTGAAGGGATAGTTAGCATTGTCCACACCAATGACGGTAGAGGTACCCGTAAAGTTGTATCTGACAAATCTGAGCTTACTTCCCAGAGACCTGTCACTGCCACGGAAGGTAATTGCAGCATTGTCTGCAGGAGAGCTTGCAAGGCTGGGGGAGATAGTAAGAGTGGCCCCACCAGAAGTCACAGTCACTGCGGCAGTAATCGTATAGACTTTTTCTACGCCAGCAATGCTAAAGGTGTCACCCTGTTGAGGAGTACCCGTAAGCCCATCGACAATAAGACTAGAACCAGTCTGACTGCCGCCATTCACAAGGACAGTACCGTAGGAGGGTTTGTTTACTCTGATCCAGCCAGTGCCATCAGACTCCCAGACGTTGCCATTGCGTTGAACCAAGGCCCTCTGACGAAAGTAGACCAGACCCTCAACCAAATCTGTATTGTTACTAAAAGTGACCAGTGCTTTGTCTGCAGGAGAGGATGCCAAGCTGGTGGTCAGGGTCAGGGTCAGAACATTCGTAGTGCTATTGTAGGAGACCCCACCAGTGGCAATAGTGTAGGTTCCTGTCACACCTGCAATGGTAAAGGTCTCACCGACAGAGGGTGCCTCAAAGACGTTAGCCAGAACAAGAGTAGTGCCTGTCTGACCACTGCCCTGAACAAGAGGCTCACCATAAGTAGGAAGGTAGTCTTCTTCAAATTTATTGTAACCAAGGATGCGTCTGTAGCCACCCTCAATAGAAGGTTCAAAGTTAATCAAACGCCGAGCAGAACCCGGAGCAGTCAAACCCTGTTGCAAGGGAGAGATGTTCGTAATCAGCCCACCACGCATCTCAATGGGGAATGATTCCCAAGTAGTAGGCATCAGCTAACCCTTGTATTGGGTGCGTAGTAGTAGTTGTCCACCCGAGTGTCACGAACATAGTCATAGCGGTTGATGTAGAGGGACCGCATATTCTTAATACCATCCTCAAACTTCTGCATGTGCAGGGTAGCATCCTGAGTGTTGCCACGGAAGGTGTATGCGTAGTACATAGCCCCATCAATAATCACAGAACGAAATTGTTCCGGCAGAGTGGGGACATCCGTAGCATTCTCCAAGTCAACAGCCAGTCTGTAGTACTCGTAGACCAACTCATAAGCCTTGTCGGGTGCAGGGTGTACGCCAAACTTCTGGTCAGGGGTACGGAAAATGATTCTAGGAATGGTGCGGATAGAAGTGTTTGAAGTGTTGTATTCGTCGTCCAAGTAACGGTCAAGATACTCTTCATACGACAACAGGGTCAACTTCTGAGTGGTGTTTCCCAGAGCACTGCTACGCTTAATACGGAAAGAATCAAAGTCGATAGTCTTAGCATCTGCAGGGTATGCGTAACGAACAGTTCCGGGGGTCAGGGTCTCTGTCTCTTCTACGTGATTAAAGGGCCACTCGTACTGACTGTAATTGACATAACGAATAGCAGAGTTCACAGAATCCTTGGCAGCAGAGTAAAACCCCTTAGCAGAAGCAAAGTTGCTGGAGGTCAGTTCCACCTCATTCAGGCGGCGGTTAATATCGTTCACGAGTCCGAGATAGTTGTATGCCACCTTAGCGTTCCTTCACAGACAGGGAAACAGTACGTTCTGCAACACGACCCTGAGTGTCCGTCATTCTGCAGTACAGCTTGTAAGTTTTGTTGTTAGTACCGAGGCCCAAGTAGATCGTGGTGATCTTTGTAGTGTTTGTCACAGAGACTGGTTGAAGGCCATTGACGACAGTGGTTGGAGCAAAGGAAGTCTTAGTCCCACTCTCGTTATCAATAAACCAAGCCACAGACTGAACAGTAGCAGTATCGCCAAGGAAGCGTGACCAATCCACACTGTAGTCCAAGGTCTCATCTGGGTCTTTGTTAGGCCAACGATAGCTCATGTTTAGTATCTTTCTTCTGCGCTGGCAGTTCTTTCAGTCTGAGTCTCTCGTCTTGGAACAGTGACAACACGGCTCTCTTCAGCAATGTACACAACTCTTAACATCATGCCACCTCAGGTACGTGTGTCTTAGGGACATAGACAGTACGCTTGCCGCTGTAGTTCCCTGCAAACTGTCCGAAGTCAAACACAACAGCATTCGTTGTTACACTGCCCTCGTCAACACTCAGGGAACTTCCAGAGGGGACTACAGAAGCCTTAGCAGTCTTACCCACAGAACCAAGGTTTATCGTAGCAGACACACCAGAGACAAAGGTTTTTAGGTTGGGCTTCACAGTTCCTAGATTAGACTGGATACTAAACCCTTCTAGAACCTCTGTAACCCCTGTGCCACCAGCTACTGTCAAGTCCCCAAAAGCAAACGCAGCAGAGACACCCAGAATCTCAACCCTGTTGATACTCTTGACAGACACTTCTCCGATACTAAACTCAGCAGAGGTTCCTGTAAGGATTTCAGTGGCACCTGCAGAGAGGATTAGAACGCCTAGATCAGAGTCGATAAGGTACCCTGAAAGAGCCTGTGTTGCTTTGCCTGTAAG